GGGGTTTGAATCCAAATATCAACTTCCGTTGTGTTTTTTGGTAAATGCTCTAATAGAAAAAAGACCTTGTGCGTAGACAAGACATCAATATTGAATGGTTGTGTTTGAATCATGTTGTTCCTTTATGGTCCATAGTACTTGAACGTTACACCGCCCGCAACACCAGCACCATACCAACCCTGTCCACCTGTGCCTACAACAACACCACCAGCAACAACGGAGCCGTTAGCACCAGTGCTTTGTGTTCCACGACCACCACCACCGTTACCTCCGTTTAGACCATATGCCCCTCCACCTGCGCCACCTGCGCCACCATTATGATTTGCACTTCCTTGTGTAGCAGCATTTGCTCCTACAGCATCAGTTCCGCCACCGCCACCGCCTGCATAATAACCAGCATCTGTTGTATAGATAGGACTATTAGGGTTATTACAAGAGTTGTATGCAGTACAGTTACCATATTTGTCTGTTGAAGCACAACCACATGAAGCGTCAGTCCATTGGTTGTAACCTGAAACATACGTGTAGCCATAGGTATTGCTTCCACCAGCCTTTGAAGTGTTATCTCCAGAACCAGAGGAACCACCAGTACCACTTGGGGCACCACTAGCACCAGGGTGTGCGCCAGCGCCACCACCAGTTGCTGTATAGGTTGTGTCACCAATAACTAAAGTTGAAGAACCGCCTGCGCCTGCGCCACCCGTGCCTCCGCCACCGTTTCCGCCACCGCCACCGCCACCTATAGTTCCTGTAATGTTCTGTGTTGCAGTAGCCGAAGATACTTTAGAAGCAGCAAGTCTGTAGCCACCGCCACCTCCACCTGCGTAGTTTGCACCACCGCCACCGCCGTATATAAGCATTTCATAGATAGTTGGGGCTATTGCTGAACCACCAGTTGGTGTTATGGATGGAACAGATACTGTGTATGAACCTGCGGAGGTATTAAGGTATGTCTTCAAACTCCAAGTAGTAAACGTTGTATTAGAAGACGTTGTAGAGCCAACAGAGTTAGTTGCTATTGCACGAACATAATAAAGGGTGCCAACAGCAAGACCCGTTTGGTTTGAATAAACGGATTGACTTCCACCAGTAATACCTGTGAGAGTTGCGCCATCTGTCCAAGTTGAACCGTTAGTGCTGTATTGAAACTTAACGCTTGTAGTTTCGTTGTTAGGGGCTACTGTTGCATTAAAAGTGGCTCGGTCTTGGTTAAAGTTAGTAACAGCACCAATAGTTAGCGTAGGGGCTACAATAGTTACCGCACCACCAAAAAACCCACGGCGGATTGGCATTATGCGCTCAAATCGCCAATAAGGACATAACTGTTAGAGCCAATACAAAACAAAGCCGCACCTGAATATTGTGCTCGTAATTTCAATCCAGGCGTACCAACAAGTGTTGCACCACCAGCCGCAACTGTTACTTGACCAACCCCAAGGCTTAATAAATCAATGCTTTGACCAGCAGTTAATCCAAGTGAGGTGCCAACAGTTACAGTCACAGCCGAAGCGTTGCTTAATGTAACCATCTTTCCTAAGTCTGCTGTCAACAATGTGTATGTTGTTCCCGTTTGTGTATTGACTACTTGTGCTGTAGTAAAGTCTCCAATAGGACCTGTTGCGCCTGTCGCTCCAGTTTCTCCAGTTGCTCCCTGTGGACCAGTAGCGCCAGTTTCTCCCTGAATACCCTGAATACCTTGTGCACCCGTGGCACCAGTTGCTCCAGTAGCGCCAGTAGCGCCAGTAGCGCCAGTTGGCCCTGGTGGACCCGTAAGGTCTGTGTAGATGACAACCCATTTTTCTCCATCCCACTTCCACGTTTTACCAGAAGCGGTATAAAGGTCGTTTGTGTTTGGAGAGTTTGGAAAGTCAATAGCCATGGTTAGTACTTAATGATGTAGTTGATTGCTAAAAATGGGTTCATTAAACCAAGTGCGGTGTTTGCAAATCCACCGTCACCTGAATTAAAAGGGTCAATATTGGTGTTGTGGGTATGGTCAACGCTGTGCCCACCTGTGTCAAAAGCGCCAATATCTGTATAGTGTATGTGGTTCGCTGAAGTAGCCCCAGTAAAGTGGGTGTGGTCAGCCCCTGCAAAATTTGTAATGCCAGTGTTTGAAAGACTAGTCCCTGATGCGGAAACACGTGCTCTGGCAGTACCGCTACCAGCATCTGTTACAAAATACAGCCTGTGCTCGTGGTCGGCACTACCAGTTCCAGTCCCATGACTGTGGTCGGCACTGTGTCCACCTGAACCAGTGTTTGGGGGGTCAACACCATGGCTATGGTTAGCACTTACCCCAGTTGAGGTCGTATTGGGTGGGTCTACAGAGTGGACATGTGTAGGAAGGTTACTTGAGGCAATAACAACACTTTCTGCACCACCAGTTGCTGCAAGCGCTCTTGTTGTTAGACCAGTTCCAGAACCAGCGCCGATTGGCATACGACTACGCATGTCAGGAACATTAAAAGTAGTTGTACCATCCCCACTGCCGTATGTTGTTCCTATCAGTGCAAACAAGTTTGCATAAGTTGTTCTGCTTACTGCTGCTCCGTTGCAGAGAAGCCATCCTTCTGGCGAAGTTGCTCCAGCGTATGGCATTAATCCGCCGACTGGAATTAAGGGGTAACCACCAACAACATTGTCGTCAGCAACAGATATGCCTTCTTTGACTGTAAATCTTGTTCTTGCCATTTTTACTCTCCGTCCGTTGAAACAGGGTCAGGCTTGATTGTCCACAAATTAGTAGCACTACTCAAATCCCAGTTAGCCCACGATGCAGGACGACCCGATTCTGGGGTTACTGGTAGTTGAATGGTGTTTTCAAGAGGATAAGAAACAGTAGATGTGATATCTCGCATCTCTTGTCTCCAAATACGCCAATCGTTTTTAATTTCTTCAGAAAGAGGGCAATCTGGCATTTGTGTCCAGTCTGATTCTTTCAGAAGAACATCACGCATTTCACGAAGTGCCTGAGCAAGTTCTTCTTGCGTTTGTGCACCTAGCCCTGTTGTTGAAAGTGTCCAACCAAAAATTTGAATTAACATTTTATAATCCTACCAAACTAGAAATAACTTTAACGTATGCGCTGGTTGTTCCAGCATCTGTAACGGTTGCTTGTACAAGAACGTCAGAACCACTAATAGAAGTAGAGATTGTTAAGGGAATACGTGTAGTTCCTAACTCAATAACACCATACTCGGCAAGGGTTGGCGTAGTTCCGTTATGAATTAGTAGAATCTTTGACACGGTGTATTTTGACCCTTGAGTAACTTGAATAAGGAATTCACCGCTTCTCATGGCTGTCTTATCAAATCTAGTAATTGTTGTAGCGCTATTAGTTGTAAGTGTTGTTTCTTGAACAGAGCCAGAACCACCACCAATCATTTCTACCCAAGCAGAATCGTAGTAAATAAATGTTTTACCAGTGTCTGATTCAAACCAGAAAGCGCCAATAGATGGAGATGATGGAGGAGTATCTGCAATACTAATACTTGCACTAGTAGCACCACTAGCAGAAGCATTTGTCCATAATGTTCCGTTGTACGTTAAAACTTGGTTAGTTACAGGGGATGTAACCGCAACGTCTGAAAGGTCATCAATAGAGCCAACAGTAGAGGCAGTACCAGGAACAAACTTAGTTCCATTGTATTTAAGTACTTGGTCGCTGGCAGCACCAGCAGGGTCAATCTCAACACCCTTGACAAATAAAGATTTGAGAAAGTTAGCCATAATAGTCCTCTACTAAGGTAGCACAGGGCTACCCTAAGCCAAGATTACTACTCGGTATTGGTTAGCAGTTGGTGCTACCGCAAAGTTTAAAGTAGTCGTAGGTACAGCGGAACCATTATTTACGTTGGTAATGTCAGCGTAGACAACTTCTCCAGAAGACACTTCATAAACATTGACTATTACATCGTTTGTTCCTAAACCATGTGCAATGGCATATGACGTAGCCGATGTAGAAAGGGTTTCAACATGCTTCTTTTTTGTCCATACAGGAGCAGATGCGCCTGCAACAAGGACATGGCCTGATGTACCAAGACCAAGAGTGCTTGTAGTAGCAGAACCTGTTTGGTAAACGATTGAACCAGCGGCACCACCAGTAACGTTGGTTGCTGTTGTAGTGGTTGCTGAGTTACCTGTGTACTCGGTAGCCGACAACACCTGTGTACCAGCAATCTTGATGACTTTGGTTGACGCAAGGTCAATATGCTCAGAAGATGTCCATGCCGCTGTAGCGGATATCCAGTTCCATGTCTTATCAGTAGCACCTTTAAGGGTAAGACCACCGCCGTTGGCTGTGGAATCCGTAGGGGAAGCAACATCACCTAAAACAAAAGTAATGTCATCAACAGTGACTACTGTTGAGTTAATAGTAGTTGTTGTACCTTCAACGGTTAGGTTACCTGCAATAGTAACTGTTCCAGAGGCATTACCGATGTTGAGAGTAGTAGCCGCACCAGCAAAGTTAACTGTGGTAGCCGTTGTGTTAAGTAGGTCAAACGAAGAACTTGGTGTAGTAAGCGAAGTTGTGATTGCAGGGCTAGTACCAAATACAAGGGAACCAGAGCCAGTTTCGTTAGAAATGACTCCAGCCAGTTCAGCAGATGTAGTTGCCGCAAAAACGCTTAACTTGTCAGTTGTCTTAGCAACGTTAGTGATAGCACCAGAGGAACCATTGACTGTTGTAACGCCCGTAGAGGATGTTAAATACGTTGTGGTGTCTAGTTCCCACGTGTTA